TACCAAAAAACTTACCTAGCTTTTCTTGTTTATCGGATAATTCGGACAATTCTATTTGGAGACGATTCATAAACGTATCACAGATCTTATAAGCCTTCTCGAATGGCTCTGCTGGACTCCATGACTCGTAACCGTCTTGATACTTCACATGATATCCAGCATTTGACTTCTCGCTTTCGTTAGGTACTCTTCCCGCTTTAAGCAATCCTTTCTCAAAAGCTTCGCCCATTGTCATAGGTTCTGCTTCAATCTGTTTTGTTCCAATATATTTTTTCATCTTATTTTACGCTTACCTTTACAGCGTTAGGTCTTATATTTTTAAAGTAGATTCCATCCTGCGATAACGTCCGACATTTCAGCCTCTCTCCCATTCTCAACCTTGCTCATCCCGGCCACGATCCGGATCATCTGCTCACGATCGTTGATGTTGATAGGATCATCAGCCGGGATACCGGCGTAATCGGATACGGCCTTAATGTAAGAATCCGTATCGTTCTCGTTTTCCGGTGCCCAGCGACCGATCATCTTGCAGATCGTTTCCAACTTATAGTTGTTATAATAGTTACGCAAGATCCGGAATATGGCACGGTAGCCATACGCCATCGTCTCGAACTGCTTAAAAGATTTGTCCTTGCTCGGGCGTATCTCGCCTTGGAACAAGTCTCCGTTGATCCGGATGTTCCCGGGATTGCAGTTTCGCAACCCTCTAGGTAATTTTTTCTCTGCCATTGTTATTTGATTTTATTGCTATATTTGTGACGCTTTGTTAACCTTGTTCCTCTATCATAACCTGTGACAGGCGTGACAGAGGCGTTTTTACATCCAGCTCCCCTATCCTTTTGGATCAGGGGAGCCTTTTTTATTCTTTGTCTTGTTATACTCATCCAAGAAGTTGACCTTGCTAATAAACTTAACGGCGGCAACCCAATACAAGAAGGCTATCACCTTGTTATCCGGAAATACCTTGCCCATGTTCTTTAAGACATTGGTTCCGTAAAACCATATCATCGCCCACGTGATCCAAGAAACTAAAGCCTTGGCGTTATCCTCCGATATATCCATCATCACGCCTATCCAGAACGAGATGATTATGATCAAGAAATAGACTAGCATGTAGACCCAGCTACGGATGAACTTGCTCTTCCGGAAATCCCCGTGATCCGCAGCCAATCCCCAGAACGTATCGATGAAGGCCAGCGACAGGATCACCACCAAGAAGTTCTCGATCGGCGACACGAAGTCCATCGCCGTGACAACGGCGGCTATGGCGATGGACTTTAACCAGTTGGCGAGGTCGGATATGTAGGAGAGGTAACGGTACATAAGGTTGTATCTATCAAAATAACTCGTTGAAATAGAATGATGCCCGATATGTCTCAAACGCCTCCGGAAACGCCTTGACCTCCATCCCCGAATCCAAGGCGTATTGGATAATATCTGACACTTTCTCATCTACGTCCGTGCCACTGCCCCAAGTATTAGCATGGGTGACTATGACAACCCATCCATTATCGGCAACACATCCATCTATCAATCTCTTGGTTCGGTCTTGATTTGATTGACTTGACACGCTTATTCGAGGGATGTTATACCTGTCACAATTACCCGCGATGCTTATGAAACTGTTATTTGACGTAGCCCCGCTCATCGTCATGAGGCTTTCCATCCCATGCCTCTTGGCTAGGTTCCTTATAAAATCATCATTGACTCCATAAGGGGTAATCCAATGCTTATAATTCAAGAAACCGTATCTTTCCATGTCTCTCAATCCCCTGATGAAATTCTCCTTTATCAAACTCTCGTCATACATCGGGTTCCCGGATTCCCAATATCTCGTCTCATCACCTCTTTGGTAATAGCAATGATAAAGACAACCAAATCCCTCTTGCTCATACAGTAACAGCAGGTCGGCCAATCCTTCTTGCTCATTGAGGTTCTTAGTCATGACCGCATAGTTCCCGACAACACCTTTAGACACGAACAAATTCCTGTATCTCTCAACAAGCGCTATACTGGACGTGTCATCATCGACAAAGGATATCATGGGTTTTCTTGGTTTAGAAAAAGCCGATTTATCGGCGCATAGCTCGTTTAGCTTATAGGAAGCATTGCCATTATACGACGTTTGCTCTGGATTGTCCATTTTATTCGCCGTAGCCGTTATCACGGCGTTATTATCCGTGTACATAGTAGTCCTACCCAATTTGCTCCCTCTCTTCTTAAAGGTTTCCGCTATGTCGGTATAATCGCTGGTAATATACCGACCTCCATTGATAGGCTCATAGGCCGTCTTATGGGTGCCGATCTCTATCTGCGGATAGAAAGTGACATCACCCACGAATCCCTCGGCCACGAATAGTCTTATACCGTACTCTACACCCGCCTTCGCCTCAAAGGTCAAGCCGTTCTCATCCACTAATAAATTGGAGTTTACACCATCCCCTACCTGCAACTGGGCCTTAAAGTCATAGGTCTGCGGGACGCTGCAATTCCCTGATACCGTAACCCATGTATCATTGGCGAACTTGAACTTGAAGTTATGATTCCATGTCTTTCCATTTAGATTCCAGTATTTCTCCGGAAAGTTCTCGCCCGAGGATACGCTATTACCGGTAGATCCTTCTGATACCACCCTTATCGTATTGGCGGTAAACGTATAGGTGTTACCATTGTTGATCCTTTTTACCATATCGCTGGTAATCATGAAGATATTCTTGCCACAAAAAGTGACCAACGTATCCGCTGACAATCCGGAGATGGACAGATCCTCGAAAGGAAGGGTCGATGTACCCTCCAATACCAAGGGATTGCCTACGCCTGAGACGGTTCCCATATTATTGATATTATCCAGTTTACCTTTCACTTGATCGCTCGTGTAAGTATCGATCAGGACGGGATGGACGACCTCGTCGACGGTTGTCCCGCTAAGTACCCTTATAGCCAATATAAGGCCGTCTGCATCTTTAGGAGGGGTGAAGGTATAGTTCTCATTTACCATACCACCGGTTTTAAACTCACCGCCGGCATAGATCCATACGATGAAGAGAGCATTCTTGGCTGAGTATATCAACTGATAGGTCTTACCGGGAACGATACTATCAGGCAATTTATTCCGGTCAAGATAAATAGTATTCGATACATCCTCAGTGGCGGTTCCGTACACATGGTATCTGCCCTGACCCAGATATTGGAAGGTTACCCCATTGGATATAACAGTGGCATGGGTGAACTCATCCCTCTTGAGCATATTATCACAGTTCAACATTCCAATATCCGCAGTTGATTCCGCTAATTTTGTCACCTCCCCCCTCAAGCTAGTCTCCCTTGCGTCCGTGCCAATCCACGCCCCCGCCTCATGATCAGCCGTGAACTCATACAAGAGACCGCCGTAATTAACGATCTCGCCTTTTACGTAGGGCTTGGTATCGGAGAAGACTGGGTACGTGTCTAGGCCGACCAAAGAGGATACGCCTTTCTGGTTAATCACGGCAACCTCGCTATCTCCGATCGTGCCAACAACACTGGTTGGATTAGAGGGGTATTCCAGATCATTCCAATGTGTGACACCATCACCTATCTTATAACCTTTACCTCCGTCGATGACGATTCCTATCTCCCCTTCCGAAAGAACAGGGTTAAACTTAGCCCAGTTCGATGCCGTATCTCTTCTTTGTAATACTCTGTCCATATTCCTTAAATTATTTTATCATAATGATATTACTGTCCTTATAAGCCAATCCGAATTTCGTGTCATAATAACATCTGACGTAATATCCAGAGGCATAATCCTTCACATCCCTCATGATTACGTTAAAAGTATTGTCTTTTATGAAATCCTTGCACATCACGGCATTATGCCCCATGTATCCTTCTGGGGCCGGAAAATACGGATACTCTCCTTCCTCCGCTTCTATTAGGTATATTACGTTATACCAGCTAGGTTTTACATTGTCGCTGTATCCTGTCAACCTCACTGTAATATCATCCAAGATAACATCACCCATGTCTATCACAGATAGTTTAGCGTGAAGATCATCATTATCGGTATACAAATCATACTCTGCCGTCCCTGATAGATATGGTCGCACGTTATATAGCTCGATCCCGTTCACGATTTTAGAGGACATTCCCGATAAAAGGTATCTATTCGTATTGCTTCCATCAGAAATATTAATATGCTCCCCGTCTTTGACCGCTATAAAGACATCTTGCCCTTGCTCAAAATAGGTCCTATCCCCATATTCAGAAATGACATTCTCGCTATATTCTATTTTAGGCAAAACCGGTATCCTTTGATTTTGGAAGCGGTATAATTTAAAGACCCTCTTATCATGAGGATCTATCCCTTTAAGGATTTTCTCAAACCCATCTTTATCGTAAACCGTTTCCATCATATTATATCCTCCTTGCTCCGTAACGACGATATTATAGATGCCATCCTCATCCACATTGACAGAGGAAACAACCTTACAATGCCCGGAAGTCCACAAAATATCACCTATGTTTATTTGCTCGATATCAACATAGGTGATCTCCTCGGCAACCTCCGGAATCTCCGTCGTGGTATAATATATCTTTTGACCAGATATATAAGATCCAAAAGTAGAGCAAACGGTACCATAATAAGAGCCTCTTCTAGTGTCCTGTCCGTAACCTTTACTATATAAAACACTTCCCTTATTCTTTACCGCCGAAAAAAAGGAGGAGAGACCACGGTTATAGTAAATGTCGTTACCAAAATTAAACACGGAACTATAAGGAAGGCCACTTATAGCCCCACTGTAATATGACAATTCTTGTGAATTACGAGGTATATTACCTTCGGGTTGCCACGTCGTGAAAGTTTTATCTAAAAACGCCCTCATCAATCGATCCTCATAAGTCTCTCCAGATCCTCCCGATCCTCCAGAGACCCAAGAACCCCAACCCGATGTGGTACGATATCGGGAGAACATCTTCCCGCTTGAGGCTATGACTATTTGCACGGTACGGCTTAACTCGGTATACTCCGTCCGGAAATAAGGGAATAATAGAAGTACGCCTCCGTAACTAACTGGTGCGTTTTGAGGAACCGAGCCCGATATCCACGAGTATATCCCGATATGAGAGATCTCATCTAAATTATTATCCGAACTTAAAATTCTTCTGTAAGTGAAAGTATTGTCTACGGTGTTATCCAACATGGATTTTTCCGCAGGCCTGTTCCAATCGCCCCATTCTCCACTACTTTTATATCTGACATACATTCTCCCATAGTAATCGAAGACTTGCTGGACAATTCGTTGTTTTAAGACATCTTTATCTAGGAAATAGGGAAATACGTTCATTAAACCTAAGCCTTGTACCGGGGAATTTAGAGGAACCTCATCATTCACCCATGTATAAATTCCAATTTGAGTACACAAGTCTAAATCATTTGAGCTTTTTAAGTTCACACGATTCAAAAATGTTTCATTAGAAAGCGTTTTCTGGCTAATGGATACATCCTCGCTATCCCCAATTTCTTGTACGATACCTTCTGCCTTCAAATACTCAAGGTCATTCCAACGGTTCACGCCATCACCGATCTTTCTCAATCTGGTATCCGTCTCAAATCCGACCTCACCTTCCATGAGAATAGGGTTCACCTCTCTCCATCTTGTCGACGTATCTCTTCTTAACTGAATTCTTTCCATAGGTAAATAATTTATGAGTTACACCAAATAAGCGTCAGCCCCACCGCAATCGATGGTTCTTGTCCCACCATAATTACTATCAGCCCTACCCCCGTCAAAGATAGAGGCCTTTATCTCGTTAAGTGAGCCTATATCAACGAACTTACTAACATTGTCCTTCCATACGTAAAGATGATATGGGGAGGAAGTTCCTACAGCGTAAGCGTCACCGATATTAGCGGTGGAAGGCAAAGTATCCGCCGTATCCCTGAATCCCAACAAATCATACCCATCCCCCTTCTCTCCCTTGGCCCCAGTATTTCCCATAGGGATTCCAAAGTCGAAAATAGCGTCCTTATCCCCGCTAACGTTCGTTACCGAAGCCTTGCTACCTGCGGGTAACGTCTTTACCTCCCCCACCTTTACGCTTGGCGTTATGTCAATGAGCGGAAAAAGATCATACCATATCTCTTCATCGTAGCTATATTTTACGTATCCACCAGCCAAGCGAAGGTGTGGAACTTGTCCGTTGTCCCCTTTAGGTCCCTGTGCCTTGAAGCCGGTATCAACGCCATCTTGAAACCAATTTCCGTTAGAGCCTATGGTTATGTTACCCCCGACCGGAAGGGCGTCCGTTATCCTAGTCCAAGAGGAGTCAAGACGGAAGAAATCATCGGCGATACAAAGATCATAGGTGAGCTTCTCGGTTATCGTCTCCTCGTCAAGGTTCTTGTAAGTGATTATGATACCCTTCCTTCTCATCCAGAAAGGCAATTGTATGCGGGTATCCCCAGCCGATCCCATCCAAGGCAAATACACGTTGTTACATTTCCACAATATGGAATCAAGCCTCTCTTTCGTCCTAGCGTCATATACGGCCTGAATGTATGTCAACGGATAGATCGGGAAACGCTCGTTCTTATCCTTGGCCAGCTTGTCTAGCTGCTGTACGCTATCCCTCTCGTAACCCTCGCAAATATCTTTTCGCTCTTCCATGATGTATCGTGCTTTAGTTCGTTATACGTAAAATATGTTGTAGCCGGCGTTAAGTCTCAAGATCAAATCAAGGTCGTTAGCCTTTGACCAATCCTCGCCTTCCTTCTTGTAAAGGGCCAGCTTGAAGACGCTCGTATTATCCCGTTGATCTAACTTGTAGGTGTTCCCGCCCAGATAGAAAGGCTTTCCTACCCTTATGCGCTGGTCGCCGTTCTCCGTAAGATCAATGTTCTTACGGCCTTTGTACAATGTCCTTACCTTCGGCTTGTAGATACTGAATACAAGCTTAAATATCTTTCTGATGATTTTGTATATGAATTGTCTCATGATTATAATGTTTTAATGGTTATACGGTAGCTCCGGTGGCATCGACCCAGTTCGTGCCTGTCCACCAAATAGGCTTGTTTAAAGTTATGTCGTAATAAGTAGAACCTTTGTAATAAGAGTTAAGTATCGGTCTTTCTTTTGTAGAACCAGTTTCATTACAAAAAAGAACAGGCTCTTTACTACTGACTTTTATCCAATAAATACCATTAAACTCAAGAATAGATTCAGCAGGAAGTGAAACTGAATTAGAAGGAATATCCGTATCTGTAAGAATAACATCATTTAATGCTTGCCATACATTACCTGATGACCATGCTACCTTATCCCCTACTCTAATTGCGGTACCTATATTATCTGGTAATAAATAATTAAAATAAGAACAATCTCGTAAAGCTTTTACAATCTTATCATCTATATAATAAGATTGGCCCTTCTCCATTATACCAACATAGTCAGCTTGAATATTCTCAGTCTTTCCTGTCATCTTATAGATAACAGCATTTGTTTTGCCATATAAATACAAATCCCCAATATTACCCATATAATTGAGTGTCTTGATGTAACATTTACTGGTACTCAAGTACCCGCCTCTCATAACATTATTAGCTACACTCATATAATCAACTTTGAACCAATCAAAGTTTTCAGATCTTATATCAAACACAAAGAAAGCGCCAATAGTATTTATATTGCTATTATTCTCATAAGTTAATCTTCTTATCTCCCTATTACTAATAGGTACAAGTCGCGATTTAGTCAAAGTGTATTGTATCAATGCTTTATAGAATCCTAACTCAGGTCTTGTAGCTATACCATCAATCTGATTGTCAGTAAAATCTACATTATACATATTCTGTATCAAGAAGTATCTTCTATCCACAGCATCATCCTGTACAAATTTGAATTTATTACTTCTGATACTTAGATTAGTACCCATCACATATACAGGGTATATACATACACCTGCTCTATAAGCTGGTGAAGGTAAGTTATATTTTGCATTATAATGGGAAAAGTCAAAGTCATTACCTTCAATAATTATAGTTTCACATGCTGGTGAATTGACTGTGTTAGTATCCTTATCTGTATAATTTCCAGATGATCCAAGAGCTATAAGCGCATTAAAACACTTGCATCTATTATTCCTAATAGTAATATTAGTAGCAAGAGTAGCTACTAAAGCAGCATTCAAACACTCAACATCATTATTTTCAGCAGTAACAGATTCACTTCTATATTGACCCCATTCTGATGTGTCAAGTATAGAACTCATTCTACTTTCTCTAATGATATTGCCTTTGAACTCTGTGTATAGACCATGAGCATTAAGTAATGAACCTGTATAGTAACATCTTTCAAACAAGTTTCTATTTATCTCAAGTTTATTACATACAGCCAGTAAAGGAGTTGCTCCTCTATTATAATCATGTACATAGTTATCACTGAAGACCACATTCAAATCCACTCTTTTAAGAGTGGGCATTGTGATATTAATCCATTCAAAAGCCTCATTATTGTAGAACTCGGAATGAGAGATTTCAAAGTAATTACAATCTTGCCCAGTAATTAACTGCCCTATAGTTGTAGTAGGAGTAGGTCCGGGGTTTGGATAACCTGAAACAGTATCACCAAATACACAATTAGTAATTCTTACATCCTTAACCTTATCGCATAGAATAAGACCATCACCTATATAAGCATTGTTGTATATAAATTGAGTATCTCCTATAAATGAGATATTATCCAACTTGAAGTAACTTTGATTAGTTACGGTAAATACTCTCTTCAAGGCTGATGCTACATTAGGATACTTAACTACAGGCTTAATAGTTACACTCCCCAATCCTTTTATTGCAGCCGGAAAGTTTACATCCACCTCTGAGAAGAGATACGTTCCCTCTGTAAATTCAACTCTATTTGACGCAACACTGAATAAACCTCTTATTTGTGAAGATATATCAGTAGATCCAGTTCTGTCTAATTTAAACCATGCTGTAGTACAAGTATCATTAAGCAAGTTGCCCTTAAGGGTTATATTATTGAATACCTCTGTATTTGCAATTAAAATCGTATTGTAAAAGCGTATAGTACCATTCCTCAAACTCCCCCCTTGGAAATCCAGCACGCAATTGTCCGGCACCTCAATCGTCTGACCGGCTAGGCAGTAGTCGTACTGGATGATGTAAATGGTATTAGGCTTTCTCATCATGTGCTGCGTGAGCGTGTTCACGCCGTTCACGTAATGCTTCCGGAGGTACACCCGTCCCATTCCGGAGTAATCCTTCGGTGCGTATTCCTTATCTTTCAGTTTCAAGGTCTGGTTTTCCGAAACGGTTATATCCTCCTCGTCCGGAAGATTGGTAATGCTCTTGTTTCCTATCAATTGCTTCGTAGCCTCGGAAAGATCGTCCGGATCGACGGAACCGGGCTTCAAGTCCGTTACCTGTTGGTTGGTGATGTCGATTATCTCGTTCCTCAATCCCCTCCGGGTGATATACGTATCACGGATAACGTTGCCCTCATGGTCTCTCCAAGCACGGTCTACCGTGATCTCCGGGGTAAGGTCGATGTCCGGCTTGAAACCGGCGGGACGGGCTGATACCGGGGCATGGCTCTTGATCTCATCAACGACATCCCCCATATTATTAACCTTGTCCTCCGCTTTCTCTACACGATTATCAAGTTTTTCCGTATCTTCTCTAATATCCTCTATGGCATTGTCTTGTGCCTCCAACTCATCGGTAATGGCCTTTTGGCTCATGGTATCAACCTCGCTATCACCACGGGAATTGAGTACGCTTACGTAACGCTCATGCTTCAGCCACTCTCCTTCCGTACCGTTCCAATCCCCACGTAATACGGCCAGCTCGTATGAGGACAAACCATCATAGCCATAAGTGGCGGTAGAGGTCTTTACTTTCAGCACGACGACACCTTCTCCGATATTCGTAGCCTCGTCCTCAAATTCGGTAATAGAGAAAAGATCCTCTTTCTTGGAGCGGCATACGCTTCGTGTATCAAAGACATGATCCATATTCTTGACCCATATCGCCTCGATAGAGTAAGTTCCTTCTTCCAACTCTGAAGGAATGTCTACATAAAGCGTACCTTTGTCCGCTCTCGCTTGAAGTAGATATTTCTCCCGGTTGCCTAATAGAAAAACCTTTACATTAGATCGGGAGAAATCCTCTTTCACCGGGCTTATCCCCTTGTAAATAGTCCACTCTACCCGAATTAACCTGTCCTTGAATATGTATACCATGATTCTATAGTCTTGTTATTGATTGGAGTTGGCCCCGGATGGATTGACACCCATAAGAACCAACGCTTGATTAAACATACTGTCCGCATGCTGATCCCTGTAAGTAAGCAACGTGAGGCCGGATATATAATAGATCAGCGCCTTTTTCAGCTTGGGGCTTACCTCCAAGCTATCCGTTATATCCTCGTCCGTTATGATCCCGATCTCGAACGTATCGGATTTATCCTTCGCCTTATATAGCTCCAATGTCTTACCCGGCCTCATGGTCAACGCCAGTTTAGGTCTTTCCCATGTCCCCGTTGCGTATGGATCCGACAGCGTGGCGTATTCCTTATCGTTCCAATAGATAGGATCTGAAATAAATAAAGGCCATGATGATAGCCTAGCGTAACAAATCCGAGAGTAGTTCTCCGGCAAGCTTACATGAGCGACAAGATCTTCCTCTATGGTTCCGTCCGTTATTATCTTGTTTGGTTCCAACAGGCCCCAGTCTGCGTTACCGTTCACGAAGCGCAACGCCTCCGATATCTTGGACTTGATAATCGTGTCCATTTCCTCGTTATCCTGCGTTCCTAGGAACTCAGCGTCATTAAGCCCGATCTCGTCTATGCAGATCTTGACCTCACTCACTATGTCGCTCACGCTAATATCCATATCATTTCATGTTCGGGAACGAGACACTTAATTTATCCTTTAACTCCTCGAGCATATCATCGTTCTCCACTTTATAGCCCATCTTGGCGAAATAGTCAATAGCATCATTCACGTTCTTTACGGTCTTGACCTCTTTCACTTGTTTTTCCCGGCCTCTCGAGTTCCTCATGACCGAGACACCAGACACATCATCGTCTTTTAACGTAGAGACGAGCCGGATAGACGTACCAAATCGGCAATCATTCTCGATAGCGTCTTGTACGAAAGGGTTGCTAGTCCGTAGTAAGGCGTTCTTGCCATTGATGAAATTACCGCCCTTGAACTCCATGCTGACCCTTGTGCCGCAGTATATAGTACGGAGCATGCAATTATCCTTGCCTACCAACTCATATGTTTTCGTGATCATTCGATTGATTTTATTAGACCCACCGTGCGTTTGCTCCGGTGGGTCTTGTTTGACAATATTACAGTTTACACGTTAATCTCTCCCTTGTATGGTTTCCATGCGGTACCGTCATATACATACAATCCGACGGCGTGCGTATCGTCCGCTACGGTCAAGTAAACCACATCGTCCTTTTTCGGTGTAGATACGGAACTCAGGGAAGCCACGCTGGAAACTACTGTGTCAAGCATAGACAGCTTATATCCGCTCACTGTCACGTCCGGACCGATCAGCATCGAGTTATAACCCGTAAGCATCAAGCAGTCATCCTGAATATAATATTGGGATTTGGCCTCCCGTACCTCACCGCCTTCTCCCTTGGAATGATCCACGGTAAGAGTCTTTCCTTTCTGGTAGTAATAACGCTTGGCCTCGGACATCGGGAAAGCGACGGCGCATTCCTCATATCCAAGATCGTCAAGGGCGTGCTCGACCTTGAAGTTCAACTTTCCGAAAGTGGTCTCGAAAGAGGAGATATCAATACCGATATTCTGTTTCTTGACGAATGAGATATCCTTATGTTTCGTAAAGTCGATGTTCAGCAACTTCTCGATGAACTTGGTACCGCAATACACGTCCATCTCGTTCGTGTTCGAGTACTTTCCGAAAAGCATACGGGTGATACCGATAAGATCGGCGAACTCCAATGTCGAACCGATCTGGTAACCCAGCCGTAATTGTCTCAACACGCCTTTCTGGGCATACACGTATTCGGTACCTGTTTTCTTGGAGCCATACTTCACGAACTTCGTACCTACACCGATCAACATCGTGCGTGTACATTTCTTGCGGAAATTAGACAAAGTCCAATCCTTCAAGTCTTGCACGTTCCACTTAGCCTTCTTATTGATACGCTCGAAGAATTCCGTCCACGTGATCGGACATACCTTCTTCTGCAAGTAGGCGATCTCTTTCTTGGGATAAGCGGAATCCGGGGCGATCTCCACCTCACTCTCACTCATGGCCGGTGCCATGATGTGCAATCCGGTACCCGCTTTCAAATCCGGCACATACATGTTTTTTCCTTCATCCAACGGGCCATTAAGAGCGGAAACCATAATACCGTTAGCCTTATCCGCGGATATGACATAGAGGACTAACGGGCTACCGTCAGAATTTCCGTTCTCATCATATCCGGTTACGCCGTCTACCAAGACAGTGTTGCACTCGGCAAATAACTTCTCGTCATTCTTATACAAGCTTAGCTTTACCTCAGCGTCCTTTTCAGTGTTGGTCACCGCCGCCTTGGTAACGCAATCCATTATAGCCTCGCCAATATTGTAATGCTCCGGTTCCTTCGTGTTGACATGGACTTGCTTGGCGAGCTTGAGGAAATCCGTGTGCATGGGATATTTGTACGCTTGAAATTTACTGACGTAATCCTCTACCTTGTTCTCGGCCAGATCAGCGTCAGTGACCGCAGATCCGGTAGCCCCCTGCCCCTGCTGATCAATACCCTTACCTGCTGCGTCCGGGGTCGCGTTCTCCAACGGCTTGCCATCATTGGGATCCGTATCACTTCCATTCTCCCCGATCTCCACGGCCATAGCCGCTCCACCGGTCAATACCGCCAAGACAAAGAACAAAGCCTTGACCCAAAACATCTTGTCTTTAAATAATTTATTCATCGCAAAAGTATTAATTGTTATTATTCTTATTCTTATTATAAAAAAGGATTGTTCACGTCTTGCGTAACCGGCTTCTCCTGCCGTGCTCCTTGTCTTCCTCTCGGCCTTTCCTGCTTACCGCTAAGATCCTTTAACTTGTCGGTAACTTTCTTGTTGATCCCTTCCGCAACGCCTTCCTCCCGCGCGGCCTCCACGTCTTGGTTATAATTCATGCCCTTGGCCATCATCTCGAAAATAGACGGGTCCAATTTACCGACGATCAAATCATCCATGACTTGATACATCTTGCCTATAACCTCCTCCGCTTGATCATCGGAAAGGCCCATCTCCGAGGCTTTCGCCCTTATCCCTTCCACGCTAGCCGGCATATTCTCCGACATTTGTTTCTCGATCTCGTCCTGTTTCGCCAGTTTCTCCAAGTAAGCGTTATGAGCGTCGGCCAGCTTTTGCGAATAATCAGGATCATCGGCCAAGGCTTTTAAGTCAAGCCCCTTATTCTGTACCATCCACACCACGGGATCGAAATCATCCTGATCCCTAGCGGCTACCATCAACTCGGCGAAAGCTGGACTCTTCGATAGGTTCTCCCGCATTTTCTTAGAGTTTCCCTCA